CCACTCAGCATACTATCCCACTCGAACGATCTGCTTCCCCACTCGAACGATCCACGGAAGACCCCCCCTTGTCTTCTCAGGAAAAAGAGGGTGGGGGGGTATAAAAAATTTTGGCGACCTGTCCAATAAGGGCGTATTGCTCTTTGTTTCATAAGTTGTCCTGTAAAAATTTACAAGACGTTTGGATGATAAGACTGGGTTTTATATAACTAGAAGTAGGAAGAGTGTTGTGAACAAGGTGTTGATAAATAAGGGGATGAGAAGTGAGAGTAGTTATGAGTGGTGTATGGGGGTTGGTATGACGCCGATGCAGCGGGAGGTATTTTTGGTTGTGGATGAGTGGTGGAAGGAGTATGGGTATGGGCCGAGTATTCGGGATATCTGTGAGGTGAGGGGGAAGATGGGGTTGGGGAGTACGAAGAGGATTATTGACAGGTTGGTGAGGTTGGGGGTGTTGAAGAGGGTTGAGAGGATGGGTAGGACTGTTCGGCCTGTGTATATAAATTTTCGGACGTTGAAATGAAGATATTGGATTTGATTGATAGGTTGGGACCGGCTGAGCGGGAGAAGTTGTTTAGTCAGGTTCAGGAGTACAAGGATGCTGTGGAGAGGGAGAAGTGTCAGGTATCGTTCATGGCGTATGTGAGGAAGATGTGGCCTGGGTTTATACATGGTAGGCATCATGCGGTGATGGCTAAGAAGTTTGAGGAGATAGCTGCGGGGAAGTTAAAGAGGCTGATTATTAATATGCCGCCGCGGCACACGAAGAGTGAGTTTGCTTCTTATCTTTTGCCTAGTTGGTTCTTGGGGCAGTTTCCTGACAAGAAGGTGATTCAGACTTCGAACACATCTGATCTGGCTGTGGGGTTTGGCAGGAAGGTGAGGAACTTAGTTGGATCTCAGGCGTATGCGGAGATTTTTCCTGAGGTGTCTTTGAGGCAGGACAGTAAGAGTGCTGGCCGGTGGGCTACTAATAAGAATGGTGATTACTTTGCTATTGGTGTTGGGGGCACGGTTACGGGTAAGGGTGCGGATTTATTGATAGTTGATGATCCGCATTCGGAGCAGGAGGCTGCTTCTGCGGTGGGGAACCCGGCGATTTATGACTCGGTGTATGAGTGGTATACGTCTGGACCTAGGCAGCGTTTGCAGCCGGACGGGGCTATTGTTATTGTTATGACGCGGTGGGCTGACCGAGATCTGACGGGTCAGGTTTTGAAGGATGCGATGAAGAGGGGTAAGGAGGATGAGTGGGAGGTGATTGAGTTTCCTGCCATCATGCCTAGTGGTAATCCTTTGTGGCCTGAGTTTTGGCGATTGGATTTGTTGGAGGCGTTGAGGGAGGAGTTGCCTCCTAGTAAGTGGAACGCTCAGTACCAGCAGGCACCTACTGGGGAGGAGGGTGCTATTGTTAAGAGGGAGTGGTGGAGGATATGGGAGAGGGAAGATCCGCCGCCGTGTGATTATGTTATTCAGTCTTGGGACACGGCTTTCACGAAGAGTGAGCGGTCTGACTACAACGCATGTACGACCTGGGGTGTGTTTTGTTTGAACGAAGATCCTGAGGATGTGAATATTATTTTGCTTGATGCGTTTAAGAAGAGGATGGAGTTTCCTGAGTTGAAGGACAAGGCTTTAGAATGCTATCAGCAGTGGGAGCCTGATTCGTTGGTAGTTGAGGCCAAGGCTGCGGGTGCGCCTTTGATATTTGAGTTGAGGAAGATGGGTATTCCTGTGCAGGATTACACGCCGACTCGGGGGACGAAGTACCAGAAGAACGACAAGATTGCCCGATTAAATTCTGTTTCTGACATGTTTAGGAGTGGAAAGATTTGGGCACCGGACACTCGTTATGCACATGAGTTGATGGATGAGATGGCTGCGTTCCCAAATTCAGAGCATGATGATTTGGTGGACTCGAGTACACAGGCGCTGTTAAGATTTAGACAGGGCGGATTTTTGCGTTTGGCTTCTGATGAGAAGGATGAGCAGCAATTTTTCCGCAGGCAGAAAGCTTATTATTAAGGACCGTTATGGCTACAAACATGTTTCCGTCTATCAATCCTGCTCCTTTGGGGCTAGATGATATTGTTATAGACGATACGCCAGCCATTGAAATTGAGATTGAAAATCCAGACGATGTAAAAGTTGGGATTGATGGAATTGAAATTGATTTGATGCCTGGAGAGGAGACGGAGGATGTTCCTTTTGATGCCAACTTAGCTGAGCATATAAGTGATTCTGAGTTGGCGGTAATTGCATCAGATATTGTTGGTATGGTTGAGGCGGATATTAATAGCCGCAAAGACTGGGTAGAGATGTATGTCAAGGGATTGGAAGTCCTTGGTATGAAGTATGAGGATCGCACTGAGCCTTGGGATGGGGCGTGTGGTGTATTTTCTCCTTTGTTGACTGAGGCCGCGGTAAGGTTTCAGAGCGAAACTATTATTGAGACTTTCCCTTCTCAAGGCCCGGTAAAGACTGAGATTATTGGTGCTATTGATAAGCTGAAAGAAGAAGCAGCAAATCGAGTTCGCACTGATATGAATTACCGGCTGACAGAGCAAATGCCGGAGTACCGCTCTGAGCATGAGCGTATGTTGTTTAACCTTGGCTTAGCTGGCGCTGCATTTAAAAAGGTTTATAAAGATCCTACGTTGGATCGGCAGACGGCAGTTTTTGTTGGCGCTGAAGATATTATTATTCCTTACGGAGCAAGTAATGCGAGGACAGCAGAGCGGCTGACTCATATTATGCGTAAGACAAAAAATGATCTACGCAAACTACAGGTTGCTGGGTTTTATTTGGATGTAGACCTGGGTGATCCAGTAAGTATTCATACGGATATTGAGAAAAAGAAAGCCGAAGAGCAGGGTTATTCTTTAACTCAAGATGATAGGTATCAAGTATTTGAGACTCAGATTGACTATGATCTTCCTGGGTTTGAAGATGAAGATGGCATTGCTTTGCCTTATATCATCACTATTGAACGTGGCACGACAAAGATTTTGTCGATTTATCGCAACTACCGCCAAGACGATCCACAGCGTTTGAAGCGGCAACACATTGTTCAGTATGACTACATCCCAGGATTTGGAGCATATGGATTTGGTTATATCCATCTCATCGGCGGTTACGCCCGCGCTGGCACATCTATCATCCGCCAGCTTGTTGACGCAGGGACTCTCAATAACCTACCGGGTGGACTCAAAGCTCGAGGACTGCGAATCAAAGGAGACGACACTCCAATCGCCCCTGGGGAGTTTAGGGACGTAGATGTACCTAGTGGGGCGGTAAAAGACAACATTATGTTGTTGCCCTATAAGGAGCCTAGCCAAGTATTGGCTGCTTTGCTTGAGAGGATTACTGAAGAAGCACGACGACTTGGTTCGATTGCTGATATGAAAATATCGGACATGAGTGCCAATTCGCCGGTTGGTACAACTTTGGCTTTGTTGGAGCGGCAGCTTAAAACGATGAGCGCCGTGCAAGCTCGAGTTCATGCGGCCATGAAGCAGGAATTTAAACTGCTCAAGGAAATTATTCGGGAGGACATGCCATCTAAGTATGACTATGTTCCTGAAGGCGCAGATCCATTTGCAAAGCGGGAAGACTACGACATTGTTGAAGTTATTCCTGTATCTGATCCTAATAGCGCAACAATGGCGCAGCGGATCATGCAGTATCAGGCTGTCATGCAGATGGCTCAACAGGCACCACAGATCTATGACTTGCCAGAGTTGCACCGTCAGATGATTGAAGTGCTTGGTGTAAAGAATGCAAACAAGCTTGTGCCAATTGATGATGACATGAAGCCGCGTGACCCGGTCAGTGAGAATATGGCGTTCTTAAGTGGCAAGCCCACCAAGGCGTTTATCTATCAAGATCATGATGCTCACATAGCTGTGCATACATCGATGATGCAAGATCCTTTGCTCATGGCGCAGATTGGTCAGAATCCTCAAGCACAGAAGATGATGGCTGAAATCCAAGCGCATATTGCAGAGCATTTGGCTTTTGCTTATCGCAAGAAGATTGAAGAGACTCTTGGGGTTCCGATACCCAAGCCTAATGAAGACTTGCCAGAGGATGTTGAAGTTGAGTTGTCTCGTTTGGTTGCCCAGGCTGCGGCGCAGTTGCTGGCACAAAACAAAGGGCAAGCTCAACAGAAGCAGGCAGAACAAGCGGCGCAAGATCCAATGGTTCAGATGCAACAAGCGGAACTGCAAATCCGTTCGCAAGAGGCACAGACCAAGGCAATGAAGGTGCAGGGAGATTTGGCTGCAAAGCAGGCAGAGATTCAACTCAAAGCACAAGAAGTTGCAGCGCGGCAAGGTGGCAATCCAGAGTTAGAAGCTCAGAAAGCCATGATGCAGATGCGAATTTCTGAAGAAGAACATGCTATGAAGATGCGCCAATCTCAACAAGAGCATGATCTTAAGATGCAGCAGGACATGCAAATGTCTGAAATCAAAGCTCGCCAAGCTTTGTTGAATTCAATCAATCAATCGACTGCGAATACGTCGAACAAAAAGGGAGATAAATGAATCCACAGTTTTTTGACATCCTCAATAAAAAAATTGAGGATTTAAAAACCAGTCATGTTGAAGCTTTGGTGGTTGGCTCAGTTAAAGACTATGCCGACTATCGAGAGTTGTGCGGAGTAATCCGGGGTCTGCAAACCGCACAACGTGAAATTGCTGACCTCGTGCGTAGAGTTAAAGAAAGCGACAACGATGACTGATATTTTGATTGGACAAACCTTGGACCCGCAAGGGCCGGTTTCTGTTTTGCCAAGTGATCCTGAACAAAAGGCAAAACAAGTTCCAGATCCTTCTTCATTTCACCTTCTGTGCGTACTACCAGATATTGAAGAAGAGTATGGTGATAGCGGATTGGTCAAAGCCAATCAAACAATTCATTTTGAGGAGGTTCTATCTCCCGTTTTGTTTGTTGTAAAGATGGGTCCAGACGCATACAAGGATGAAAAGCGTTTTCCAAGTGGTCCTAGTTGCAAAGTTGGAGATTTTGTTTTGGTTCGGCCTAACACTGGCACTCGAATCAAGATTCACGGCAAGGAATTCCGGATCATTAATGATGATTCTGTGGAAGGTGTCGTAGAAGATCCCCGCGGTATTACACGAATGTAATGGAGGCAACTATGGCTGAGATGGAAAAAGTTGAATTTGAGTTCCCTCACGAGAAAGAAGAGAAATCTTCTCGAGAAGGGAGCAAAGTTGTTGCAGCTAGTAAGGAAAACCCTGATGAGTTGCAAGAAAACAACATTGAAATTGTTGATGATGCTCCTCCGGAGGACAGAAATCGTAAGCCGATGACTGATCCTCCCAAGGATATGACTGATGACGAGTTAGAAAAGTATGACGAAGGCGTCAAAGCTCGTATTCGGCACTTCACAAAGGGGTATCACGATGAGCGGCGACGGGCTGAAGAGGCCATTAGGGAGCGGGAAGCTGCTATTGATGCTGCACAAAGGCTTGTAGAGGAGAATAGAAGGCTAAAAGGCTCTGTAAATCAGGGTCAAACTGCACTTCTAGAGCAGGCAAAGAAGGTAGTTAGCAATGAATTGGAAGCTGCCAAGCGGGCTTATAAGGAAGCTTATGAGTCTGGCGATGCTGAAGCTCTTGTTGCTGCTCAAGAGGCTTTTACTACAGTCAAAATCAAAGCTGATAAGATTGCAAACTTTAGGGCACCTGCTGCTGTAGAGCAAAAGGAACCTGAAATTCCAGTTTCTGCGCCTGTTCAGCAACAAAGGCTTGATGAACACACAGAAAAGTGGAAGAATGATAACAATTGGTTTGGCAGAGACAGGCGCATGACTAGTTATGCACTGGCTTTGCATCAAGAAATTGTTGAAGATGAGCGTATTAATCCATCTAGCAGCAAGTACTTTGAACGAATTGATGAGGAAATGCGAAAGCGGTTTCCTGAAAAATTTGATGAACCAAGGCCGGATGCGACCCCTCCGGTTAAGAGTAGTAATGTTGTAGCGCCAGCGACTAGAAACACTGCATCAAAGAAAATCGTGTTGTCAAAATCGCAGGTGAACATCGCCAAACGGCTTGGCCTCAAACTTGAGGACTATGCTCGTGAGGTTGCGCGAACAAAAGCTGGAGAATGATTATGAGTGAACAAGTCCGAAGCAAACGTGAAGTAGAAACTCGTGAGGCTGCGCGTCGCCCTACGATGTGGAAACCTGCTCAACTGTTGCCCGATGTTAATGAAGAACCAGGGTGGCGTTTCCGTTGGGTGCGGGTGTATTCTCGTGGTCAAGACGACCCCACTAATATCACTTCGAAGCTGCAAGAGGGTTGGGAACCAGTTAAGGCATCTGATCATCCCGAGGTGCAAACCTTCAAACGTGGATCTGAGCGTTTCCCAGATTCCATTGAAATCGGTGGTCTACTGCTTTGCAAAACCCCAGTTGAGTTTGTTGAACAACGTAATGCGTACTATCAGCAGCAAGCTGATTCGCAGATGAATTCAGTAGACAACAACTTTATGCGCGAGAGTGATTCGCGGATGCCGCTTTATAAAGAGCGGAAGTCCACGGTTACTTTTGGAAAAGGGTTTTAATTTTTTTTGGAGTCACAAATGGCATATCCCACTGTTGACGCCTCTTACGGTTTCAAAGCCATCAACGAACTAAATGGCCTTCCGTATGCTGGCGCTATCCGCCAGATTCCGATTCAGCGTAACTACAGCACCGCCCTTTTTAATGGCGACTTGGTTAAGTATGAAGCGGGTCTAGTTGAAATCACGGACATGGTTGAAACCACCGCATCTGCACCTTTTGGTCAGATCGGCGTTTTCGTCGGTTGTTCGTACACCAGCCCTTCCACCGGCCAGAAGCTGTTTGCCCAATACTACCCCGGTAGCATTGCAGCAAACGATATCACGGCATTTGTGGTGGATGATGATCGCGCTGTCTTCAAGGCAGTGATGATCGCGCAGACTGGCACCATCTCCAACACCGCTACGACTGTTGGTTCTGCTTCGCAAGCCTTTGTTGGCACCAACGTGTTCGCAATCACGGGCACGGCTGGTAGCACCACCACTGGTAATAGCAGGATGGGTGTTTCGGGCGCTTGCCCCACCAATGGCGCTGGCGGCACTCGCGTGTTGACCTCTGCACCGTTCCGTGTGGTTGCTATTGTTCCTGAGACTGGCCTGACGGTAACTGGCTCGGGCACCTGCTCGACCACCACTATCACTCTGGCTGCTGCTGTTACGGGCCTTCAGGCCGGTATGCAATTTATCGTCCCCGGCGTGACTAACGCCAATGCGGGTGACTATAACTTGGTTACCAACGTGAACAGCACCTCTGTGACTATTAGTCGCTCTGTGACCATCGCTGCGGCAACTACCATGACCTTCGTGGGTTTCCCCGAAGTGCTGGTTAAGTTCAACCAAGGCTATCACAGCTATGACAACCCACTGGCTACTGGCCTGTAAGGAGTAATTCAAAATGGCAATTTCTCGTGCCCAACTACTGAAAGAACTCCTGCCGGGTCTTAACGCCCTGTTTGGTTTGGAGTACAAGCGCTATGGCGAAGAGCATAAGGAAATCTACGAAACCGAGACTTCCGAGCGTTCTTTTGAAGAGGAAACCAAGCTCTCTGGCTTCTCCGCCGCTCCGGTGAAGAACGAGGGTTCTGCGATTGCTTATGACAACGCGCAGGAAGCTTGGACCGCTCGCTATAACCACGAAACCATTGCAATGGGTTTCTCGATCACCGAAGAGGCGATTGAGGACAACCTGTACGACTCGCTCTCGAGCCGTTACACCAAAGCATTGGCCCGTGCTATGGCTTACACCAAGCAGGTCAAGGCTGCTTCTGTTCTGAACAATGGCTTCAATAGCGGCGTCACTTATGGTGACGGTGTTAGCCTGTTTAGCACAGCGCATCCGCTGATCTCTGGTGGCACTAACAGCAACCGCCCTGCAGTCGCAGTTGATTTGAATGAAACAGCGTTGGAAAACGCAGTTATTCAAATTGCTGGTTGGACCGATGAGCGCGGTTTGCTAATTGCTGCTAAGCCTCGCAAGCTGGTTGTTCCCCCGGCGCTGCAATTCGTTGCAACTCGTTTGCTGGAAACCGAACTTCGTGTTGCCACAGCCGATAACGATATCAACGCGATCAAGAACAATGGCTCGATCCCAGAGGGTTACTGCGTTAACCACT